TCAGTGGGACTCATCTCAACACAATACGCAGCCATTCAGGAAAGGAATAATTATGGGATTGGACATGCTAGCCAATATGACTAATGACGCTAGAGTTATTCAGACGTTAAATTTATACAAACAGACGCAAATTAACCTAATGGATTCATACGTTCAAATACCAGATGGTAATGTTATTAAAAAGATACAGTATGGAGCTGTAGCGTCAGGAGAGAAGCAGACGAAAGCAGCTAATTCAATAGCGAATTTAGCACTGATTAAAACTGTCTTATCGCGTATTTCTAACAAATATTCATTCGCGACTAAGATAATAAGAGTTGACGGAGATGACAATTATGCAGTATTGCAGTTCAATACAGAAGTAACTAAGCAAATGGTTCAAGATGTATCAAATGATGTGAGAGAAACATATGCACGAATGAATGCTAAAGTTAAAGCTTTAGTATCTACAGTAGGAATAGAAATAGCTAAAAGATATATCGCAGGTGGGAAAATATTTTTTAGGGCTGGAATAAATTTACTGAATAATGAAAAAAGAGGACAGAGTACACAGTGGGATCAAGCGGCTGTCTTATACTCAAACTATATTGTGAATAGACTTCGAGGATTTGAAACTGACAGAGAGTTCATTTTAACTAAAATAATGCAAATGACATCAGTTGCCATTACAGGATCGCTAAGACTCTTTCCTTCTGAACGCGTATTAACTACGAATTCTACATTTAAAGTATTTGACTCGGAGGACTTTATCATAGAGTATGGAACAACTGATGACGAAGTCTACATACAAAGAGCGTTTATGTCTTTATCAAGTCAGAAGTCAGGAATAGCTGATGAGATAGCTGCATCATCAACATTTAAGAATTATGTGTCTAGATTATCTGAGCAGCTATTGTTTTCAAAGAATAACATAGTATCCAGAGGAATAGCATTGACTGAAAAGGCAAAGTTAAACTCATATGCACCAATATCACTTGAAAAAAGACGTGCGCAAATATCAGCTTTATTGACTATGCTACAAAAGCCAGTAACTTTTAAATCAAGTAAAATAACGATAAATGATATACTTAGAGATATAAAGCCTTTTTTCATTATAAGTGAGGCGCATCTGTCGATACAATATCAAAAATTTATGCCAACTTTACCAGATAATGTGCAGTATATAATTCAGTGTATAGGATCCAGAACCTATCAAATTGAAGATGATGGTTCAAAGTCAGCCATATCTCGACTAATATCAAAGTATTCTGTTTACAAGCCGTCAATTGAAGAATTATACAAAGTAATTTCACTGCACGAGAACGAAATACAATTATATTTAATATCACTAGGCATACCGAAAATAGACGCTGATACGTACGTAGGATCAAAAATTTATTCTCAAGATAAATACAGAATATTAGAGTCATACGTATATAATTTATTATCCATTAATTACGGATGTTATCAGCTATTCGACTTTAATTCACCTGATCTAGAAAAGCTGATCAGAATACCGTTTAAAGGAAAGATACCAGCTGTCACTTTCATATTACATTTATATGCTAAACTAGAAGTTATAAATCACGCTATTAAAAATGGCTCATGGATAAGCTTGTTCTGTAACTACCCAAAATCAGAAATGATAAAATTATGGAAGAAAATGTGGAACATTACGTCATTACGTTCACCGTATACTAACGCAAACTTCTTTCAAGATTAGAGTGCTTAGAT